CTATTTATCTCAAATCTTTGTCGGTTATGATTTTAAATTCCCAATTTCTTTCAATTGAGTACTTTGTTGCGGCTTCCCACTTTGCTTGATTGACACCCCATGTCATTACTTCATTGATGAATCGTCTAGTTGGTTTACCATTGGGTGTGTTTTTTCTAACTGGAGGGCGTGTTTGTATGTCTGGCTTGACTTCAATCAGCACAGATTTTATCTCTCCGTTCTTGTCTTTGTACTTCATCCAGAAATCAACAAAGTATCTGTGATATCGATTGTCAACAGGAGACACATATGGCACAACAACTTCTTCAGAAGACCATTCGAGTATAGATGAAGTTTCATCACAGTAGACCATGAATCTACGTTCCAACAAACTACGATATGTAATATTTGTTGGGTTACCTTTGTACTTTTGATAGTTTTTAGGTTTAAATTTACCTTTGTAAGACATAAATAGTTTATATTTTAAAGTTTAAATAGGAGTAGCAATGACAACAGATGCTATATTTGGCATTCCACAAGGCATCGCAACATATCCATCAGCATCAAATCTAATTTTTGGTTCAGATTATGGAAACCAAGACTTTGTTGTGCCAATGGCCAAATTCTCGTTTTATGATACTAAAGGCGTTCCTTTATCAGGATCCAGCGCACCAACTATTTATGTGCGGCTTGGAGGCACCTTTAATTCTACGTTGACCAATGGTTATCAAGAAGCACAAGGCATCATGGGAAGTCCAACTGGCACAAGCATATTTGATGGGGAAGCGGGCAAGGCATTAGGCAGATTGGGATCATCATTCATTGAAGGTATTCAGAGACAAATTGTGCAGGGTGTTGCTGGTGCGACAGGGTATGTTGCGAGTGCTGGTCAATCAGGAAAAACTCAAGTTGAATTTTTACAAAGAGTCATGTTGAATAACTTTCAGCAATTGATTTATCAAGGTCCAACATTTAGACGATTTCAATTGCCGTTTATTATGAAACCCCACAGCCAAACTGAAGCAGAAACTATGTTGTCTATCATTTCATCATTCCGAGTTGCATCATCACCTAGGACAGGAACAACAAGAACTGTTGATAGTACGATTGACTCACTTGGAAGAAGAGCAGATCCAGACAATTTGTTGAAAAGTGGAGATGAAGAACCACCAGACGAAACAAAATTTGAAGGTGGTAAAGATAATCTAGAATTTCAACAAAAATTAAGAGATTTTTTAAATAGGGTATCAGTATTAACCGACACAGACGAAGCCGCGGCAGATACAATTGTTCAAAATAGCGGACAAGTTTTTACGTTTGGTTATCCAGACATGTGTAAATTCGAATTAATTCTTCACAAACAAAACGGTGTCTCAGATATAGTCTCACTATTTAAATCAGAGTTTTGTATGATCGAAACAGTATCAGTAGATTATGGTTCATCAAATAAAATGACATTCTTTGATGGCAAAAATAACAATACTCAATATTTTCCAACAGATGTTAACTTGACAATCTCATTAAGAGAGTCTGTCCTTATTACTGCACCTAAGGCTTCGCAACAATATCTAAGCGGAACGGTATTACTATAATGAGCATATTTACTCTATACCCCAAAATAGCATACAAGGTAAACGAATACGATTACCTAAGAGCAATTGACATAACGCAGTCTACTAAAATTAGAAGTTTTCTAAAAGATTACCGAGGCATCTCTTACAATCCATATACTGTTAAAAATGGAGAAAGACCCGACTATGTTGCACACAAATTTTATGGCGACTCGAACTTAGATTGGGTTATTTTATTGTCGAATGACATTTATAACATCTATGAGGAATGGCCTAAGAATAGTACAGATTTTGAAAATTATTTAATTGAAAAATATGGTAGTATTGCAACCACATTGTCTACAGTAAAATATTACTATAATGCCAGTAAAGATATCATTGATGAGACAACATACAATGCGTTGAGTATTTCAGCAAAAAGTTCTGAAACAATATACGAATACGAACTGAGAGTAAATAATAATAAATCAAAAATTAAACTTATCAGACCAAATATAATTGGCGCAATTCAATCCGAGTTGAAATCATTATTATACAAACCCGTGAGATAAAATGGCAATTTTAAACCAAACTACTCGAAATAGACTTGAGCAGAGTATTGACTCATCAATTTCTGGTTCGTCTAACAGTCTATTAACTGACAACAAAGTTGATATAAAAAAAGATTCTAATGTTCCAAATAACGTTGGCGGCACATTTGAAATTAAAAAAATTGCGTTATTGATGAATGATGGAAATCAAATTGATATCAAAGGTTATTTTTCAAATTTAGTCGTAGAAGAAAGTCTTTTTACGTCAAGCATTAGTGGTCAATTGACAATTACTGATAGTGCGGGTGGATTGGAGAAGTTTGTAATTCATGGTGGTGAAACTCTTATATTGAAAATGTGCAAACCAAATAGTGATGACATTATCATTTGGAGAGAAGATTTAATTGTACATAGAATCTCAAAGAACACAGTTTCACCATTAAGTTTGGTGAGTAAGTTTGATATATTTTTCACATCAAAGTCAGCCGTTAACTCACTGAAGAAAAATTTGTTTAAGAGTTATAAAAATGCTACAGTTTTAGAAGTTGTCACCTCAATTTATAAAGAAATGAGTCTAAATGATCTGATTACTGAAGATCCAAAAATAACTTTAACATCTCCATTCATTAGCACTGGTGTTTCTCCACACAAAGTAATTGATTATCTAGCGCAAAGATCATGCAGTAAAGATAAGTATTTTGTATTTTTTGAACGATTTGTTCCAATCTATGGCAATTATCCAAACGGAACACCATTTACAGCTTCTCATTATTTTGGGAGTGTGGAAAAACTAATAAGAGATGCAAAGAATGTTCCAGCAAAAACAATTGTTTTTGCACCGAAAATTGATGCAACCTTTGAAGGTGCTACAATTCGTGCGTCTAGATATGAAAGATTAGAAAATTTCAATCATATGAATGGCATGCTATTGGGATTTTATAATAGCAAGATATCGTCAATCAACCCGATCAAAAGAACCCATAAAGTTCAAAAAATAAACTATTCAGATGATACTGACGAAACGCAAGACTTCTATTCAAATAGATTGTTTAGCACATTGAATATTTTTAATACTTACAATGATATTGAAAATGAAACGCCAGGAAGAAAATTAATTCTTTCGAGTATCAATGAATCTATCAATAGAGAATCTTGGTTAGGCAATCACATCTATGGGCAATTGTCAAAAAGCATGTTTAAAATTTCTGTAGACATTCAAGGTGGCACAAACACAATTGGTGTTGGTAACGTTGTAAACTTTGCAACACCAAGTCAAATTTCTGTTATGCTGAACCCTCAGTCAGCATTTCCTGAACTTGATCCAGTTTACTCTGGTAAATATCTTGTCACAACAGTAATACATGCAATGTCATCAACGCAATATGTAAAAACAATGCATTTAAGCAGAGGTTCATCTCCATTAAATTTTGATAAGCACACAGAATTCGATGACACATTTCAAGATATCAAAGCAAGTATTAAAACTGCATTAGGAAATAAAAGGACAACATGAAACTTAAATTTTCAGAGTATGTAGACTTAAAAGACTACAAAGCAAGCCAACTTGTAGAGAAACAAATTCTCTACAATAATGGTGCAAAATATGGGCAGATTGTGTTTCTTGCTGGTGGTGCAGGTTCGGGTAAGGGATTTGCAGTCAAACACTTCATGCAAGGCTCTGAGTTTAAAATACGTGATGTTGATGAATTGAAGATTGCGTTTCAAAAGTTAGATGCTCTTGGTAAATTCACGACTCAAGACTTGCTTGCCAAGTACGGCGCCAAGATTTCTCAGAAAGATAAAGAACTTATCCAAAAAGAATTGACTGATAAGAATTTAAAGATGGGTCAATTGGATTTGAAAACACCAACGCATGTTTACATTTTACATGTTCTCATTCGTGCGACTGACGTAAAGAACAAGACGTTAGACTTGATGCTTGCTGGCGCTGAAAAAGGACAATTGCCAAATCTTATTTTTGATAGTACATTCAAAGAAGTTTCCGACATGACAGATGTTTTGCCGAAACTGTTTGCCGCTGGATATGAACCAAAGAACATTCACGTATCTTGGGTTCTGACTAACTATCAGATTGCAATCAAGAATAACAAGTCAAGATCAAGGGTTGTGCCAGAAGATATTTTACTTGCGACTCACGCAGGTGCGGCACAGACTGTATATAACTTAGTATCAACATCTATGCCACCATCCGTTCAAGGCGGCGTTTATGTCATTCTAAATAATCCAGAGAATACAATTTATATACTTGATCCAAAAACAAATGAACCATACAGAGACAAGAGAGGTGATCCTGTTATTAAAGACTTCAAGTACTTGGTACTTAAGGAACCAGGAAAACCTGCTAAGAAAGAACTTGATGTGAAAAAACAATTACTCACTTGGATTAAAGACAATGTTCCGCCAGGCGCAGTAGACACATCAGAGTTAGACAAACTATGAAAAAATTTAAACAGTTTATACAAGGCACTACTGTCTCACAAGCAGAGTGGGAAGAAGATGTTTTTGGTCCAGAATTGATTGAGACACTCAAGCAAGTAGATGGCAGATGGGCGTTAGTTTCTAAGAAGACTGGTAGACCATTACGATATTACAAAGGTGAAGGTAAGCCATCAGACGAATGGATTGCAGACCAAGAGAGACAAATTCAATACTTTAAAAATGTGGGATAATTGATGAGAAATTTTTTAGGACATGATGGGTTTATCTGGTGGATTGGAATTGTTGAAGATATCAACGATCCTTTGACGCTGGGTAGATGCAAAGTGAGATGTTTTGGCTATCATCCTGCGAAAGCAACTAATTTAGTTCCGACCGGAGACTTGCCGTGGGCGCTAACTATTCATCCCCTAAACACTCCAAACCTTTATGGAACACCTAGAATAGGTGAATGGGTTTTTGGTTTCTTCTTAGATTCATTGTCTGCACAAGAGCCTGCAATTTTAGGATACCTTCCTGCAATTCCTGAAGCGGCTTCTGAATATTTTGGTACACCATCAAGTTTAACTAGAAACTTTGCTAACGTTGTTAATAAAAATGATGTTTTATGGGATGTGAACGATGCATCAATTAAAATTTCAGCAGATACAAACTTAACGTTGAACGGAAAAACTAATTTAATTCTTTCTGATAGTACAAACACCACTACACTCAATGCATTGCTTTTAAGAATAAAGGCATTGGAAGATAAGAATGTACTGCAAGACGCTGAAATTGCTGTTGCTAAGACTCTTCCACTACCTCCGCCTTAATATATCTAAAATCACAGTCTACACAGTAATATAACATACTGTCAAGCAAATGTCAATACTTTATAAGGAAATAATAATGACAAATCACGAAAACTTAGTAAATTTATTTGAATCATATCTTGCAGAAAGCGCAAAGTTTGATGAAAAGGGCAACAAAGCCGCTGGTACTAGAGCAAGAAAAGCACTAGCAGAGTTCACAAAAGCGGCTAAAGAACGCAGAAAAGAAATTCAAGACGTTAAAACGGCAGAATAACAGATATAAATAAAAGAAAAAATGGCTACTTTAAATTTTTACAAAGACCTTTCATTAGATTTCACCCCTCATCCTGTGAGTGGTGACGTTCGTCCTATTCTAGATGATTTAGCCATTAAACGTTCGATAATAAATCTGATTACAACTCCTAGAGGTAGAAAACCATTTTATCCTGAATATGGATGCACGATTTCTAATTTTTTATTTTCTAATCCAGATGTTTTTACTAAAAGTAGTATGAAAGATAGTGTGTATGAAGCACTTACAAGCTATGAATCTAGAATTGATGTTATTGAAGTTGAACCTACGTTTACTGATGACGGAGTTTCTTTACAAATTAAATATAGAATAAAAAATACGAATATAATTTCAAGTATAACGACAACAGTTAAAAGGACAGCATAATGGCATCCGATAATAATTTAAAACTAGATGCATTAGATTTTCAAGGAATTAAAACTAACTTTAAATCTTATTTGCAATCACAGGATCAATTCAGAGATTATAACTTTGAGGGTTCTGGACTTAACGTTTTGCTTGACTTGTTAGCGTATAATACATACTATAATTCATTCTACCTAAACATGGTAGCCGCTGAAGCATTTTTACCGACAGCACAAAAAAGAAATTCTGTTGTCAACTTAGCAAAGTCTCTAAACTATACACCACGTTCAGTTACCTCTGCAACTATTAGTGGAACTGCAACATTGACGCTTTCTAGTTCTCCAGTGAGTATAACTATTCCAGCATATACATCTTTCACAGGATCTGTTGATGGTATCACACACAACTTTTTAAATACTAGCGCAGTTGTTGTATCACCAACAAGTGGTGTTTATAGTAGCACAATGTCTCTCAGAGAGGGACGATATATCAATAGAAGATATACTGTAAATTTAAATGATCCAGACCAAAGATTTTTAATTCCAAACACAAATGTTGACACATCAACATTGACTGTTAGCGTTTTGAATTCTTCAGTTGACAGCACAACAAGAACATTTTCAAAAGTTTCTAATTTAGTTGAGGTTGAATCCACAACTAGAGTATATTACATTGAGGAAGCTGAAGATGGACAATTTGAAATTAAATTTGGTGATGGTGTTTTTGGTGTAGCGTTAGATGCTGGCAACATTGTTGTCCTTGAATATCTTGTGTCTAATGGTTCTTCGGCCAATGATATTGAATCATTGACATATGCAGACGCTATTGCGGGCGTAACAACAATTACTTTTGTTGCATCTGATCCAGCCACTGGCGGTTCTGACAGAGAAACAGTCAATCAAATTAAATTCAATGCTCCAAAAGCATACGAAGCACAGAATCGTGTGGTAACAGCCGATGACTATAAAACTCTAATGTTACAGCAAGCAACAGTAGACTCTTGCGTTGTGTGGGGTGGTGAAGATAATGATCCGCCAACATATGGTAAAGTATTCATTGCAGTTAAACCAACAACAGGTGATGTGCTGACTGCAACAGAAAAACTTAATTTAATTAATTCTGTGATTAAACCTAAAAAAGTTTTAACGTTATCTACAGAAATTGTTGATCCCGAATATGTATTTATTATTGTCGATGCGACTGTGAAGTATCAATCTGATGCAACAATTTCAACTTCGGCTGAAATTAAACAACTTGTAATTGATACAATTAAAACGTACAATACAGATGAAATCAATCAATTTTCAAAATATTTTAGATATTCTAAATTGTCTAGACTAATTGACGTTTCTGAAAGATCAATCTTGAGTAGCGTAACTATAGCACAAATGAGAAAAGAACTTGATGTTCAGTTGGGTATTGGCACAAGATATGAAATTAGTTTTTCAAATCGAATAGACAATGCAACAAATGGTAGACCAGCGACACATCCAAATGGTGTGGGCAATAAAGTCACATCAAATAAATTTACTTTTGGTGGATTTTCAAATTGTTTTTTAGAAGACAACAATGGTATAATTCGTATTTACAGAGTGGTAGGTATTGAAAACATATCAGTATCAAATAATGCAGGAACAATTGATTATACGACTGGTAAGATTGTTTTAACAAATTTTGCGCCAACATCATTTGATGATGGTGGTACAACGCTAAAAATAACTGCGGTGCCGCAAGACAAAGATATTCTTCCATTAAGGGGTCAAATTATTACAATCAGAGATGCTGATATATCAGTCACAATGATTGATGAGAAATCAATTAGTTTAGTCAGCAGATAAAAAAATGAATGACACATTTTTCAAGCCTTCATTAAATGTAGAATCATTTATTGGTGAAAATTCTTCCGTTGATACGGAAAGATTTTTGCTGTTTATGAAAGCATACTATGAATGGATGCAATCTACAACATTATCTTTAACCAATAAAACTGGAACGTTTGTTGTTGGTGAAACTATTGTCGGCGCAACTTCTGGTGCATTAGCAACAATCAAGGAAGTTAAAACAAACTCTATTATAATTGCACCAACATCAAGAACTGTATTTGCATATGCTGAAAGTATTACTGGCCAGACTTCTGGTGCTACTGCAACAATCAATATAATTAAAGACAACGTTGGTCGTGCGTCAGGAAATATTTTAAACTATAAAAATCTTGAAAGTTCTGTTGACAAGTATGTTGATTATCTCAGAGAAGAATTATATCCTAGCATACCTGCAACACACTATGGAGATAAAAGATTAATTGCACAATACTTTAAAGACTTTTTTGAATCTAAGAGTAATGAGCAATCTTACAGATTCTTGTTTAGACTTTTATATAATGAAAACATTGATTTTTATTATCCAGGAGAAGATATTCTCCGTATATCTGATGGTAATTTTGAAAAGACACAAATCATCAGAACAGAAGCTACTGGTTTTGGCATAGATTCAACTGGTACACCTTTTCCTAGAGATATCTTCTTATTTTTAAATAAGACTATTCGTGGGCAGACTTCTAATGTTCTTGCAAACGTAGTTGATATCAAAAAATTCTTTGTTGGTTCGATAGAAGTCGCTGAGATGACACTCAAACTTGTGAGTGGAACATTTGCCGCAGGTGAAGACATTGTTGACATTGATGATGACGATCTTATCACAACAACTTATGGCATTATATCAAGTGTCACGATTGTTGATGGTGGTTCTGGATATGAAGACGGCGATATTATCACGATTACTGGCAATGGCTCAGAGGCACAAGCTAGAGTTTCATCAATTAAAGAATCTCCAATTACTGCATTGCAAGTGAATACTGTCGGCCATGGATATCAATTAAATACTAACGCAACCATTAACAATAGCGGAACTGGTGGTAGTGACTTTCTCGTTCAAGTTACTGCGCTTGCAAATACATACAGCGTAACTTCTGGCGCAAACACATATACTGTTGGCGAAATTTCTGAAGTATCTATTCTCAATAGAGGTGAAGGATATTTTAAGAAACCTTCTATCACACTACAAGACACAACAATTGCATCTTTAGGATTGTTGTCTGATAAGCTAATTACAATTTCAAATGCTGGTACCAATTATGGTGTCGGCAATACACTTATCATCACTAGCCTTCATGCCGGCAATTCGGGTGCGGGTATCATTGCATCGGTTGTAGAAACCACAACATTTGATCTTTTGTTTGAAGATGGGTTTCAAATGAAGGCTGATGGTAGTTACTACGACATTATCAAAAATGAAGACTGGTTAGTAAAAGGTCCAATCAAGCGTATTGAATTAACAGATTTTGGCGATGGATACACGTCGGCGTTGCTTCCACTTATCTCGGTTGCATCTACAACTGGTGCTGGTGCAAATTTAGTAGCAACAAATATTCAAGGCAAAAGCGCAAACGTTACTGTTGACACATCAAATAACATCACAGGTATTGGCTCTATTCGTGCTGTTCAAATTACAAATTTTGGTATCAACTACAGCACAGCAAATGCAATTGCAAACACGGTCGGTGATGGCAATGCAAATCTAACACCTGTTATTTCTGGCTTAGGAATTAAAGAAGGTGTTTGGTTAGGTGATGATGGTAAAATTGATAACAAGATTATTCAAGACTCATATTACTATCAAGACTACTCTTATGTTATAAAGAGTGGTTTAGCATTTGAAACATATTCAGACACACTAAAATCTATTATTCATCCTGCAGGTTTGATAAATTTTGGTGAAATTCAAATTCTCAGTGAACTTAATGGATCTTCGAGTTTTGTCGAAAACGTCCAAAGAATGCTTGTTAAAATATTTACGCACCTCACTGTTGGTGGTCAGTATGAATATTCTAACATTAGCATGACGCTTAAAGTCCATTCACCACTTATCGACACTAGCACGAATCTGTTGGATGTTAAAGAGTATGTTGTGATATTAGAGTTGGTGCCTGGAGAAACATCAGAGGTTTCAATAGCAGAAAATTCATTTGTTATACAAGTGTTAATTAACGATATTGACACTTCTGTGATACCTGTAACAGAATTGGTTTTATCGCCCGAAAAATCTTTTATTGATGTTAATGCAAACTTGTCAGAGAGTGTAACAAAGTTAGAGTTAATATCAGAAGAATCATCAAATGTTTCAATAGCAGATATTTCATATAGTATGCAAATTGATAGTGAACTTGACGTAACTTCATCATCTCTATCATTGCCTGCATCAAAATTAGTTATATCGTACACAAATGTATTTTCCGGTTATGGCATCATATATGAAAATATACCTATATCGTCTTCTGGCGTATTTGGTGAAGATTGGGTCAATACAACAATTGGAACATTAGAGTCCATTGGATTCGGTGATTTCTACCATGAAGATCCACCACATCAATCCGTATATTCGTTAATCGACAAAATTCCTGATGTTGTAAGTGTTGAAATGTCTTCGTTAACTCAAGAATATTCTGTCCTAATTTCTTCATTAGGATTTATGAATTATACAACAGAATGTATAATTACAACATCTTCGTCATCAATAGATGTTATATACATAGAAAGTGCTATTGACACTTCATCATTGATAGCAGAAAATACATTTGTTATAAAAGTGCCGGTTAATACGGCCGACATTTCCGTGATATCAAATGACACAGAATTGCTTTTATCGCCAGAAAAATCTTTTATTGATGTTGACGCTAATCTAGCACAGAATATACTAGAATTAAAGTTAGTATCAGAAGAAACATCAGAAGTTTCAATAGCAGAAAATTTATTTGTTCAACTTGCGCTGCCGATCAATACCACTGACATTTCTGTGGTACCCGGTGTAACAGAATTAGTCTTGGCGCCAGAAAAATCTTTTATTGATGTTGACACCAATTTGAGTGTTCAAGAATATGTTGTGAGTGTTACAACCGAAGAAATACCAAACATCTTGGTAGCCAACACAACATATATATCGTACCAACAAATATCAGGCACGGTTACTTCAACTATACAAGATTATTCAGCATATACGCTTTCCGCATTTGAAAACGTTCCTATTAGTGCAATTGATAACGTCCAATTTAATGCATCTGCACCGGTTGTTGTTGGTACAGGAACTAATTTTGTTACAGATTTTATCGGTGGTGACGTATTTGTTGCCAACAATGAATATTTCATAGTTCAAGCTGTTTTTGGCGCAACAAACTTGGTAATTGATAGAAATCCAACAACACCATTCACAAATGTTGTTGCATATAAAATAAATCCGTAAAATAACAAAAAACTTTGTATAAATAAGTAAATGAAAAACAACTTTAATCAAATCACTCAAAGGGAGAACATCTAATGGCATCAATTGTAACCACAAAATTTAGAGTACACAATGCAGAACAATTTGCAGAAGCATTTTCTGAAACATCAAACACTATCATGTATTTGTTTATTGGAAAAAATACTGCATTTCCAAACGACAATGTGCCGCCAACACCAGTAAATTCAACAGCAAATATTGAATTTACACCATGGCGTGATATGTATGCCGCAAAACGCATTACCACATCAGACGTAACACACGCAATTGAACGTTATGACTGGGCTTCAGGTACAGTTTATGACCAGTATGACGATACTGACACAGATTTGATGGATGATGACTTTTACGTTATGACTGAAGATTATAATGTTTATAAAGTATTAAGCAATGCCTCAGGAACAGCGTCAACAACAAAACCTTCTGGCGTAAGCACATCTCCATTCACTACAGCAGACGGATACATTTGGAAATACATGTATACAGTTACGACTGCCAAAGCGTTGAAGTTTTTGACGAATGATTATATTCCAGTCCAGACGTTAGCTTCTGACGATGGCACAGATCAATGGGATGTTCAGCAAGCCGCAGTTGATGGTGGTATCCACGTTATCAAAGTAACATCAGGTGGTTCTGGTTATGCTACAGCGCCAGCAGTTACAATTACTGGCGATGGTACTGGCGCAACAGCTAACTCTACAATTACTGCTAACGTGGTTACAGCAGTTACAATTACTAACGCTGGTACAGGCTACACAAGAGCATCCGTTACGTTTGCATCTGGTGCCGCAGCCGCAACAGCAATTATTTCACCAAAAGGTGGACATGGTTCTAACGCAGTCGAAGAACTTGGTGGTAAGTTCATCATGTTGAACGTTCGTTTAGATGGTACTGAATCTAATACATTCTCTACGGCTAACGAATTCCGTCAAGTTGGTATTATTCGTGATCCGTACTTGTATGGCACAACTACAAGAGCGGTTGCTTCTTCTTTTAGACAATCATTTAAGTATCAATTGTCTTCAATATCTGGTACGTTCACGCTAGACGAAACTATCACTAGTGGTTCAAACACAGCGTCTGCTGTTGAATTTACAACACCAAACTTGTTTACTACATTACCAGTACACTTACCATTTGCTAACACAGCAAGCGTAACTGGTGGAACATCTGGTGCAACAGGAACAATTGCGGTAATCACAACTCCAGGCTTACAGCCATACAGCGGCGACATTATCTATGTTGAAAATCGTGTGCCAATCTCTAGAGCGGCTGACCAAATTGAAGACGTTAAACTAATTATTCAATTCTAATCTTTTTTTTAAAAAACGTAGGTTTGAAAATAAATGGCAAATACAAATCCTGGTGGATTAGACTTAAACACTAGTCCATATTTTGATGATTATGATGAAGATAAAAAGTTTGTAAGGGTTCTCTATCGTCCTGGACGTGCTGTTCAGGCTAGAGAACTCACACAAGCACAAACTCTTCAACAGGTGCAGACTAAACGCTTTGCTGAATATTTTTTCAAGCAAGGCTCATTAGTTGACGGGTGTGAACAAAATTTAGATTTAAATTTGAGTTTCGTCAAACTTCAACCTACTTATAATGCTAACACAGTTGCAGTTGCAAATTTTGATGGTAGTGTAATTTACGGTGCAAACAGCGGTATTAAAGCATATTGTGGATTAGTTACAGACATTGATGGTGAAGATCCAAAAACATTGTTTATCACTTATGCTACAAATGGAACGCAAGTTCTCACAGTAAACGTTGCACCATCTACACTCACATCAGGAAATACAATTACCTTTTCGACAGGTAACACTGCTACGATTGAAGCCTTTTATACAGATCCAATTTCTGGCGCAATTAGAATCTTTGTTTCAAACACATCTGGAACATTGACTGCAACAACCGCAAACACAGTATTAAGCACTGGTGTTACTCAAGTAATTAACGTAACAAATGTTTCAAATCAAAGTGCAAATACTTCATTTGCAAATTCAGAAACTATTTTTACAGCAAATACAACAGCTAGATCATATGCATTGGCAGCGGCAACGAATGCAGTAAGAAATGTTGTTGACGAAGGCCTTGCAACTCAGCGAATATATAACTACGGCTCTAAGATTACTGTTTCTGAGGGTGTTGTATATCTTGCAGACCATTTTGTTAAACATTCCACACAAACAATTATTCTTGATAAGTATACAAACGAACCTTCTTACAAAATTGGAGTAGTTCCAAACAAATCTTTTGTTGATTACATTGAAGATCAAAGTCTTGTTGACAATGCACAAGGCACACCAAACTTTCAAGCTCCAGGTGCAGATAGATTAAAAATTGATACGACACTTACTAAAATTGCGTTAGACGAATCAACTGATGAAAATGAATTCATCACAATCACTGAAATTGAAGATGGTGTTGTTAGAAAAAGAAAATCAATTACTGTTGATAGTAAACTAGAAGATGTTTTAGCAAAACGCACACAGGAAGAATCTGGTAACTACACGCTGTCTGATCCTATTGTTTACATTCGTGAACACTTGACAACATCTGGAGATGACACTGGTGTGTATACCACTGCTGAAGGCGGCAACTCAGATTTGCTTGTGGTTGAAGTTGATCCATTCACATCATATGTTTCTGGATATAGAAATCAAATTATTATAAAAACGCAAATTCAAGTAGAGAAGGGTCTAGACAGTGAATATGTAAACGGAACAACAACTCAAATTAACTATGGACAATATATTGAAGTTAAAGAGTTGGTTGGTGCCTGGGACATTATGGAATCAACTACTGTTGATTTATACGATACACCACAACAAGTGATTACAAACTTAGCACATTCGACTGCAACCGCAGCCGGTAGTGCAATCGGCACTGCAAGAGTTCGTTCTATCAAATATGTGAGTGGTGATAAAGGCACTGCTGATGCAAGATATTATTTGTACTTGTATGATATTGTGATGAGTGCAGGAAAGAATTTTAAAGATGTTCGTTCTATTTTTGATTCTGCAACACCAAAACGATTTGCTGACATTGTAACAACTGCCGCTGGCGCTGTTTTACAAGAAACATCTTTTGATTCAATGATATTTAAATTGCCATATGATGCAATTAAAACTGTCCGTGATTTATCGGAAAATGTTGATACTTCTTTTAGATTTAAAAAGAAATTCACGGTTTCATTCACATCTGGTGTCGCTACTATTGCAACTGACGTTGTTAGCGAAACGTTTGTTGGCACAGGTGCATTAAACGCAGATCAGAAAAATAATTCCTATATGGTTGTTGTTAACAATGCTGGCGCAAATGTAGAAACTTCTGCGCTTACTGGCACTGTTACTGTGGGAGCATCATCTACCGCTGTTACTGGAAGTGGCACTGCATTTACAACGCAATACAATGTTGGCGATTTAATTAAAATTGGATCAACTACTACACATAGAATTTCAGCTA